TTCAACTTCATAAATTCATCGAATGAAATATATTCAAGTTTCCTAGCCATTTTAGCCATTCCATAAGTTTCCATTATTAAATCGCGGCTATTACTATTGATTGCATATTTTGCATCTTTAACTAAACTTTCAAACATATCAAAACCTCCTCAATTCGTTTTCTTTTATTATACTATAAATTGAGGAGGTTGTCAATACTTAAACACCAATAAATGGATAAAGAGGATAACTTGTAGTAATATGATAAGTACCCGCAGTTAAAGAGTTAATTGTAGTTATTTTTGAATCATTTGCCTGAATATACAAAGGTGAGTTAGTATTACTACCAGTGTTATAATAAATGCAAGGCAAAACTGTTAAAGATTGTGGTATAGCTCTACTAGGTAAATTACCCATATTAGTAATAGCCGGAATTGTAGCCTTAACATTAAAATTACCCTTTAAATAAATAATAGAATTAACTATCTCACAGCAAATACTATAATCTACCTGGCCCACTGTACTAGTAACTAATTGCAAATCATTAACACCTTGATATCCGCCATTTAAAAAGTTGCAAATATAATCGCTCATTAGCTCATAACCAATTGCGGAAGGGTGAATATCATCCCCATTTTGATATTTAGAATCCATTCTATACAACCAACTTGGGGCACCAGATAAAGTTGCATCACCTGATTTTAAACAAGCTTTATTTATTGCAATATAAAGCCTATGGTAATCATATGAATAAGGAATATTAATCCATAAAAATGGAATATACCATAGTTTAGCATTTGGAAATGCTGTTTTTGCAAGAGTACTTATATTATTACACTCTGTATAAAGCGCCGTTTGTGTCCAAGATGCCCCTGTATCATTTAATCCGCCCGCCACAATAATATCTGTAACTTCTGTCTTATCAGTTATTCGTGAATCATTAGAAGCTTGGACTAACTGATTGTAAAATTTGAGAGAATCAGTATCTCGAATAAAACCTGTCGCACCATGAGAATAGTTCCAATGTTGAACAATACCACATTTTTTATTAATATAGCATACCAAATCAGTAGTTGGTGTAGCACCCACACCATTAAAATAACTGTCACCTATATAAATAGCTTTACGTCTCGGTTTTAATGAAAAATCATACTCATTAGAAACTAAAACAGAATAATCTGTTCCGTCCTGACCTTTGAAAGGAACGTATTTAAAATATTTATTTAAACTACCGGGTGTTTTGTAAGTTAATGGATTACTAGTATTTAAATTGATGTCAGTGGCGTTAATAATTTTGGATGTGACGTTTTCCGTGTTAACTACAGAATTTTGTGTCTTATTGCCCGTTAATATCTCTTCCGAGGTTCTGCCGTTTACCTCAATATTCGTAGCGTTAATAATTTTTGTTGTGACGTTTTCCGTGTTAATCACAGAATTTTGCGTTTTATTTCCCGTTAAAACCTCTACCGAGGAGTCACCATTTACATTACGTTTTGCAATTGTTTCGTTTAAGTTAGTTACATAAATTTGTTTAGTTGTAGTCGCCTCGGTTATAGATTTGTTAGAGGTTATTTTTTTATCCCCATAAAAATTATAAGTGATATTATTAGTATTATCGTTGATAATATTTTCTGCATTTTTGATAATACCAGAATAATAACAATTAGTCCCTGTATTTGTAATAGCAGTATTAATAGTTAAGATGCTGTATAAATTAGTAAACATTGAATTTGGCAATGAATTATTTATCAAACTATTGCTAGAAGCCACACTTGTGTTATTAAAACACAAATTATCACAAACAGCATAACCGGCACCAGAAAGTTGAATAAAATATGGACAATTATTTAATCTTAAAGAGTTCATCAATACAATATTGCCTGTATTGATTATATTAATTGCCTTGTTTGAATTTGAAAGAACTAAATTATCAAAACTTATATTACTACCATTTAAACTTATTAAAGTTAGCGCGTTAACTTGGGAAGCAATATTGCCATCAATAGTAATACGACTGATTGTATTATTTGACGATGTACCACTAAATAGGCTGTTTGTAGAATTAGCTTTTAATTTAATAACGGAAGAATTAATTGATGCGCCAAAAATAGATACATTATTTTTTAGAGTAAGAGGAGATGTAATATAAACCCCATCTGGAAAGTATAAGGCTTTCCCTCCATTCTCATTCGCATAATCAATACACATCTGAATAGAATCGTGATCATTCGTTACGCCGTCGCCTATAGAAGCCGGAATACCTTCTGGCGGAAATTTTACATTTAAGACAAAATCGGTTAAATAAGAACCCACAATTTTTTCCAGATTAGTGTCAGATAGCTGTTGTTTAATTTCTTCCGTGATATAATCTGGTAGATTTTCATTGTTCTCAATAAGTTCGTTAATTTTTTCACTAACTTTACATAGAACCTCATAGTAACTTAATGAATCATCATAAACAAGTGGAAGAACTTTTTGGCACCAAAACTTTAAAGGTGTTACAGGGTTAAATAAATTATTAATCATAATATACCTCCTAGTAAATTAGCATGAATAAGTCGCTGAGTTCGTTAATAATCATATTATCAATGTTTATAATTGATTGGCGATATTCCATCATTAATTCCGTTAAAGATTTACCGCCAAAAGCACCTTTTCTGGTGCGGGTGTATGTTTCATCGGCATTTCCGTCCACAATATTTTTAGTGGTTTGAGAAGTGTCTTGAGAAGCATTAGTTGTATTATTACGATCAGTTGTACTATCAGCTGTAAAATTAGACACATTGTTTGTAGTGTCATGTAGTGCTTCCGTCTGTTCACTTTCGACTAAATTTGTACCATAATCAAGGTTGGCGTAATTGGCTTGCGGTAGATCACTTTCAAGATTTTTATTATTGATAGTTGTATCAGAATCCCTTGAACCATTATCGGTAGTTTTAGAAGTTGAATTAATTGTATCTTTTCCAATATCTGTTGTACTACCAGTTAAATTGCCCGTGAGAGTAAAGTCGGCTGTCTCCTTATTTGTCTTATTAGCCGTGTATGTCTCGGAAGAATTTACATCGCTCATGTAGTCATAATTTTTAGTAGCTGTCTCGTAAAGCTGATTGTAGTAAGGCATAATAAGATTCATTCTTTCCTCAAGATATAGTTTCCATAATCCTACGGTTTCCATCCCGATTTCTTTGTTAAAATAATGCTTTAAAATTTTAGTCTCTAAAGTGACACGATAATCTTCTGCCCATATTGGATAACTAAAATTAAAAACTTTAGGTGCGGCGGCGGTAATACGTTGAGAAATAGACAAATTTGCTTGATCCGCTGTAAGACTTTCAATGAGCCATCGCAATTCAGTGGTATATTTACTCAATGTCGTTTACCTCCTTTTCTTCAATTGTTTCACGTGAAACATTTTCGGTGTTTACCATTGTGGCAAGATTAGAGCGGAATTTTACATTTATATTTGTGCCGAACATAGCGTTTATCTTTTTTACTGCTTGCCTACGTGCATTAAGCATTACATTTCTTTGGGCTTCTACATTTCCGTAATTGCTTCCAACCTCGTCTGAAACCAGACGTTCTTTTTTATCTTGATTACTGTTTTCAATACCGCAGAATGTTAACGCCTCATTCCACACTTGATGCTTTAAAATTTGCAATTTATCCGCGACAAATGGTGAGGTAATATCCAAACTCTTTATCCCATCTAAATCCATATTCTTATCACCGAAAATAAAAGGCTCATTTCCGTCATATTGCATAAATAGATTTTTCATAGTAAGCCTTTGTGTTTCGGATGATAGAATAGCCTTTGGTGTTTTCTGTCCTTTCACGTTTACGTCAATAGCTCTTTCGATCTCATAAAGCCTACGAGCAAATAGTTCAATTGTTAATAGTGTAGGTGTATGCAGATAATTATTAAAAATCAAAACGCTATCACGAGTGGAACACATTTTATTGTACCCGTTCACGGCATAAGCACGACGTAAAATTGGTATTCTATACACATCTAATCTTCCGCCTATAGTGCATGTAAGAGCCAGGTCGCCAATAAGAGGATCATTGAAATAAAGGCAATAACCCATTTCGTATAAGGTTAACTCAAGAAATCTTTCATCAACGGTAGGAGGTAAATTTTCCCATTCAAAAACATTGAGTGCAAGTTCCATGAGACGATCATAATAATCTATATAAGTTTTACTGTTTAATTCTGCTGACTCCCATTGTCTTTTCATTTTCTTCGACACTTTTTCACCTCCTTATTTATTGCTTCTTGTATAATCCCCCACCCAGTCACCATGCCAAAAAGTTATTCCTGAATCATAAATAGAACGAATCTTATCCATATCTTCAAAAGGCACAGAACCTACGGCTTTGCAATCTATTGTTTTTACATAATTCCAACTAGGTCTACCTGTCACGTTTGGTACTTTTACTTCGTTTGTGGCATAACCATACATGCTGAAATAGTCATCAATAATTTTTGCAAATTCAGGCTGTATGCTCATTTTTCGGACGATAAACTCTTTTCTATCTAACGCTACATTTAAAGAACCGTTATAAGAGCTGCCTCTAGCTTGCGGGGGCAACACGTCATGCTGATACACCTGGCTAACCAGATCGGTAATTCTAGCGATTCCTGTTGTTGCTAGCATGGCGTTTCCGGTTACGGCCCCAGCGGCTACTTGAGTAACAGAGCTTAAAGTAGAGACAGCTATTGAACTTGCATTTTGTGCAAGCCATGCCTTGAACACGTCCGTGTTAAAAGCACATTGGGGATAACCAGACATAGTTATTCCCTCTTCATAATTTTGCGCCCCGCTTCCTTTGTAGCTAATTGGGTAAAATAAAACCGTTGGATTAGGAGTTGTATCACCGTAGTAATCAAATGTGCATTCATTTCCTGAAAAATATTCGTACCTATAATCAGCACTTTCCCCTTGACCGTTGGTTACATTAATAAAGTTGTATGGGAATATAAACAGCTTATTATTGCGTGGAACATACCCATCTTTTAAGGTGCTATAATTTTTTTCAGTTGTTAATCTTAATGGGCTTAGGGCTGTACCGAAAAAAGGTTTTGGCATCATAAAAATAGATACAATACCATCTGCTTTACCCGCATTATTGACAGACTCGAGAAATGTATTTAGTGCATCAATATCATCTAATTCCCACGCGTAATATTTTAACCCACTGTAAACATTATTATACAATCGTCCTGGTGCCCAGTTTCCATCGCTGTCAAAAGTAGTCGCAACTACTATAAGTAGAGGCATGGAAGTTATGCTGTTGTATGCTATCCCCATTTGCACATAGTCCCCTGTTTCTAAATTTTCGGGAACTAAATTTGCTCCGATTACATCGTTATTTATATGTTCTCTTTCTACGAACGATGGTTTTAACGTGTAGTCAAACATCCATGTCTGCATAACATCAATTTCAAAGTGAACTTCTGTCATGTTTACGTTGATGAAATCTACCTTTGTAATAAAAGCATAGAACCATTTTTGATTAAAATTTGCATTTTGGAACATTAGATAATTACAGTCATACACATAATCAGCGGGAACTGATAGTCTTAAAGCGTTTTGAAGTCGCACTGGGGTAAGATTAGTGAAAGTACGCTTAGCTTTACCAGAGAAATAGCCCGCCTGGGCGGACACGCTAGCAAAATTTAGCGTGTCCTTATAGGTGGAATCTAGGGGAACGTTTTGACACAGTTTGACACTAGTTATAGGTGTCATCGGCACTACGTTCATAAGGCAACCTCCTTAAGATGCATTCACGGTTACGGCGGCAGAACTGCTCTTCGTACTGTCAAATGAACTGGTAGCCTTAACAGTTAATGACGTTGCGGTTTCGTTAGGAGATACAGATAACAATCCGTTATCACTTATAACCGTTCCCGCATCTGCTCCGCCTTCAACTGTCCAAATGACCTCCTTCGGCGCAAAGCCTGTATTGACGACAGCCGCAGTAAATTGAGAAGAGTTTCCTTTTACAACCGTTGCGGTTGACGGGCTTACAGTAACAGAAGTAATGGCTGGGGTATTGGTCGTAAATAATATGGCGTTACTGAAAGGAGAAACACTGAACGTTTTCCACACGTGGTAGAAATAGTTCCAGTATAATCCTTGCGGGTTGTAAATCTCTGTCATATTGTAATAGTTATCAAAGATCATGAACCAGGATTCATCGACCATGAGGCCAGCAATTGTGTTCAACTGATTAATTTCCGCTTCCGTAAATGGTACAAAATCGGTGTACGGATCATCGGCGAAAATTTCGGCTAATCTCTCATTGTCAACGATACCAAAACCATCAATTCCAATCTGCCGTCCGATAAGCTCGGCTTTATTCATATTGAATGATAGCGCCAGAACTTCGACATCGAAAATGGATTCCACATCTGTGGTCAAAATGATGTATAAAAATTCGGGATCGGTATATGTCTTTACTCCCGCATAATTATAATCGCTTGACATATACGTAAGTTTCTTTGCGTAGTTAACCATCGATGTCGTAACGGCTCTAGCGTTATCGGCCGTAATCGTGGGAACACTAACCGGATATAACTGTCCCTTAAGTGCGATCTGTGCGATCATGTATTTCATGACCAGGAATTCATCGTAATTGGCTCCAGTGTAAACTTGCTCAATGATCTTGCCAATAAGATCGGTAATGCCTTGCCAGGATAAAAATGCTTGCCGTAATTGGTCATTAGAAACGGTCGTGGGATAAAATTTCTGATAATTCATACTGTGAAAAGCAGCTTTCACATCCGGAATTCTTCGCTTGAAAACTTCACTCTCGGCCACAACGGGATCATACTGATAAGGTTTAGAGAGATTAACAAAGATTTCCTCAATTGTTTCGCCATATTCCATGATTCCTTTTTTGAAGCCAGCCCACGGATTTTCATACAAGCGACTGGTTATGATAACTCTTGCGATCCGATTCACAAGCGCATTTAAAAATGCATTCTGTAGGGGCTGATAATTCATCATTATTTCCCCGATTCCCCGTAATGAGGAAAGAGAATCAGCTTTAGTTGCGATTCTTCCGTTAGGGAGTTCGTCTCCTTCCTTAATAACAGCCGGAATCTGACTAGCATAATTTCCGCCTAATTCATTTCGCGTGACATTCAAGATGTCGGCGCTGTTCATTGATTTAATGTTCGGTGCTTTACTCGGAATTGTAGGCATCTGTTAACCCTCCACTCTTTCTAATAGTTCGTTAAAGGTCTGCGGCTCCCCGTCCCTTTTAACATCGTCTCTGGTTTCTCTCATTGTTCGGTCAAAATCATCTTCGATTTCATCCGTTCCGAAAAATCGGTCAAGATAGCGTGATTTCATTTCCTCATATTTTGCCCTCCAATCGTCTGCTAACTTTTCTTCTTCGCGAAGAGTATAGATTTCATCGGTATCTCTTCCACTAAACTCATATTCGTCACGATCTTCGCCGTTATAAGTTTCTCCGTACTTTTTCAGGATTCCCTCTCGTTCGTCGAAATCATCCTGTAGCCGTCGGACACTTCTCTCCATGTCCTCTGTCATTCCTCCGCTTTCCATTATTTTGCGAAGAATTTTAGTCATTCCTGACTTAGTTAAAATAGCCATTATAAATCTCCTTTCTTTTTATTTCTAAATGTTTCACGTGAAACATTTTAGAATACTTTTGAGTACATCCAGATAGGCATTTTCTTTTTAGTTATCCTTATACCACCTAAAAAATCAAACCATTCCAATGCCTGTTCCGCTCGGATCGGTTGTATAGTTTCCGCTGGATGTTCATAATACCACAAAAAGTAGTTTGCTAAAGTGGTGACATCATCTGTAGATGTAGAGAACTCTTTAAATGTGATAGGCGGTTCTACAATCGGAGCAGAAGGATTTCTAAACCACTGTGCACCGTTTTCTGCTTCATATATTAAACGGTCTAATTCTCGATTTCCATTTTCCCAATCCGCACCAGCCCAGTCGATATATTTTGTAGCGGGCGTCCACTGTGTCAAGCCATATCCTCTCTCATAATCTACAGTTAAATTCTCCCAGATGTTCGGGTTAATAGTTGATTCAGTCTGCATATTACCTAACATAGCGCTAACCGCTTCGATTGTCCAACCCTCTGCTGATAAATATTCCCATATTATTGTCGCATTATTTTCCATTTCTTCATTCGACAGATATCTATTGCCGCCTATCCATGCCATATTATACCTTTCTGATGGAATCTCTTCTCCATGCGCCGGTAATTCCGATACCATTACCAATGACAATACGGTCGCCGTTAATACCCATGACTTTAAAGTTGCTATCAAGCACCCACGCATCGTTTTTAACATTATTATAATCCATCCTCGTTCGTACTTGTACTGTATCTCCTATTTTTAATTCTTTATCTGATACAGTTGGGGGATTATTAGAAGAGTGTTTACTACAATATTTTAGCCATGCTTCCCTATCACCATTAAAATAGTCTCTGTCTACAACGTTTACAATGTATTGCCATATAGCCCAAACATTAAAATCTTTATATTTGGGCTGTCTAGCATCCCAGTGTGCAATCCAAAGCCCATAATCTTCGGAAGCTATATTGGCATATTTTCCGGTCATAACTTCACTGGACTGCAAATAGATCAAAGGTTTAACTCCCGTTTTTGCATAGACCCTACGTAGCCATGATAAAGCCCAATCGCTACGATAATTATTAAGACTCTTACCTTCCCAGTCAAGCGCAAATATACATTTACCCGCGTGATGTCCTACTAAGGATAAAAACCAATCTGCCTCCTCTTCCGGGGTGTTTCCAGTATCCGGCCTAGCGTAATGATAAAAGCCATAAAGTTTATTTCCTATATTATTATAATGCTGGTCAAGACGTGCGTCTTTGTATGATTTTCCTTCGCTAGCTTTCATAATTACAAAATCTACATCGCCAAAGTCCATGGGTGCCTGGTGATTGGATATGTCTATCCCTGATAACATGTTTATACCTCCTTGTCTAACTTTTCGCATAATTTCGATAGTGCTAGAGTATTGTTATCCACCGCCTTAACAATATCTAGCATTTCCTCTTTGTGCTGATCGTTCAGTTTTGCTACTTCCTCCCTGTGTTTATCTGTCATGTATTTTACATAGTAAGCCATAGCTCCGCACATGACAATCGGAAAACCTACAGTTGTAATAGCTTGCAACCATTCGTTCATGTCACCACCTCCCTTCTATATAATATTATACACCATATAGTATCAGAAGTAAATAATTTTGAAGAAAATAGAATTAAGGTATTGCATTTTCTGCGCAACTGTGTTATAATAAATATAGTCAGAAAAACAAATACTAACTGACAATCGAAAAGAAAAGAGGTAAAAGAAATGAAGAAAGTAACAAGAACGTTTGAGACACACAAAATTTTCCCCGCGACAGTAAAGGTGGAAAACGGACAGGTTGTAACAGAAGAGCTTGAACCAATCACAGTTTTTAACGACACGATGAACCAGGAAAAAGCTTTGAAGATTACTCGTAAGGTATACGGAAGAAATGGTAACTATGTTATTTTGAACATTTTTACAACGAAAGATACTTACGGCATGACTGTAGACAAATTCCTTGAGCAAGCAGAACTTGTCATAGAGGAACCTACCGATATGTTCGAGCCGGAAACTGCATCTAACTAATCTTCATGGTTGGGCTAACGACCTTAAACGGGCAAATAAAATCAGAATAGGGAGAAATAAAAATGAACGAATTTGAAACAATCACACCGGCAACTAACGAAACAGGACTCATGACAATGCAAGAAGACGAAAGATTCATCATGGACTTAACAGCGGAAAGAAAAGTTCAGTTCTGCTCGATGGTTCCAAAAAATGAGGACGAGGAAATAATCCTTTTCAACGCTATGAACAATCCCGAAAAAAGAATCGGTGATTGCATCAACCTTACAATCGAGGTAAAGCATGTGTTTTGTGAAGTGGTTACATGCATCAACCGGGAAACCGGAGAATCCAACATTTGTCCCAGAATCGTATTAATTGATAAAGATGGTGTAGGTTATCAGGCGGTTTCAATGGGCATTTATTCGGCCTTAAAGAAAATAATTTCTATCAAAGGAAATCCCGCAAACTGGAAGAAACCTGTAAAACTACAGGTAACCCAGATTACAAAGGGAGATAGGAAATTACTTACCTTCAACTTAGTAAAATAGTTGCACGTGAAACATTGAAAGGAGGGAGCCGGGGATAAAGTCCCCGGCTATATTTAACTTATGGAACTTTCTAGAAACGGAATTGCGTATCACTTGTACAAAAGTCCTTACACTTTAACAGACGGGAGCACAACTTATTATTTCAGCTCCCAGAATCACCTTGACAAATTTATGGAGCAGTTACCGGGGAACAGGAAAACTCTAAGCACTTCACTTCATAACAGATTTAAAATATGGTTGTTTTGTAATAAACTTTACGACATAGTTTTATACGGAAAAGTTGAAACAAGAGGGTTTCTAATTAAGCACAAGGGGGATTATTACGAATGCCTAGACAGTATAATATTAAGTGGCGAAAGCAAGATAAGCAAAAAGTCACAAATACGGTGAGACAGTTTAATTCCAAAATAACACGTTTATTAAAAAAGAATCCAGCCCTTAAACCATATTTACCTGACAGAATTAATGCAAAGAAATTAACCAAAAATATTCAAACTCGTTCAGACTTTAACCGTGAGATTAATTCTTTAGGCAGATTTTTGAAAAAGGGTGCAGAAACGCCAATTACCACAGACACGGGATTGAGAACAACACAATGGCAAAGAAAAGAAATAGGATACAAAGTAGCGAATATCAATCGACAGAGAACAGCCGAAAGAAAAAGGGCAAATGTATCTACGTTCACTGGTACAATGGGTACTATTCAAAAAAACAATCTGGAACCAAAACAATATGATTTTAATAAAATTAAACCTAGTGATTGGGATAAGTTCGTTACAAATGTTGAGAAACAGGTAATGCAGAATTATTTCTCGGATAAAAACGAACTGTATAAGCAGAATTATTTGAAAGCAATTTTTAACGTATTTAGTAAAACAGATGCCAACACAATTAGTAATATCATAAATAAAATACCGGCTGATGAATTTATAGATTTGTTTTATGCAGACCCAGTTTTGCAAATAGACTTTATATATGATCCGCTAGAAGCTTCTATAATTTCAGAGAATATTGTAACACACTTGAGCGCAAGAGGTTATACTTAAAATAATCATGGGGGGTAGTTAAATTGTTATACACTGCTGATTTTGAGACAACTACTAACCCAGAAGATTGCCGAGTGTGGGCTACAGGTATTTGTGAGATCGATAATGATTATAAATTTTGTTACGGAAATAATATTGAGTTCCTATTCGAACACGCTAAAAGACATGAAAATTCTACGTATTACTTTCATAACCTAAAATTTGATGGTGAATTTATAATCAATTATCTTTTCTCTAAAGGATTCAGCTATTTTACAGATAGAAAGTATTTAAAACCGTATTCATTTACTACCCTCATAAGCGATAAGGGTCAGTTCTACTCGATGGAAATAATGCTGGACGAAAAGAATAGAATAAAGATTTTTGATTCTCTGAAAATTCTTCCATTCAGCGTAGATGCAGTAGCAAAAGGTTTCAACTTGCCTATTTCTAAACTTGAAATAGATTATAAGGAAGATAGGGAAATAGGACATATCTTAACTGATATAGAAGTAGAATACTTAAAATGCGACGTTGAAATAATGGCTAGAGCTTTACAGACTTTATTTAGTCAAGACCTTAAGCAAATGACACAGGGTAGTAATGCTTTATACGATTACAAAAAGATCGTAGGAAAGAAAAATTTTTCTCGATGGTTCCCAATACCAGAATATGATTATGATATAAGACAGTCGTACAAGGGAGGCTTCACTTATTGCGATCCACGTTTTCAAGGTTTAGATATTGATGAAGGAATAGTGTTAGACGTTAACAGTCTTTATCCTTCTGTCATGTACTATCAGCCTTTACCGTACGGAGAGGGGATTTTCTTCAAGGGCAAATATGAAAAAGATGACTTATACAACTTGCATGTACAAATGCTGACTTGTCAATTTGAGCTGAAAGAAAATCATATCCCCACGATACAGTTAAAAAATAACCTTTCCTTTATACCGACACAATATCTAGCTTCATCGGAAGATGAGGAAGTAACACTATGTTTAACCAGCGTCGATCTCGAGTTATTTTTTGAACACTATAATGTCTATAATATTACGTGGCACAGCGGATGGAAATTTAAAAGCACTGTAGGTCTGTTCAAAGATTACATCGACAAGTGGAATAAGGTTAAAGTTGAATCTACGCTTAACGGTAATAAAGCTATGAGAACGCTAGCTAAACTTATGCTTAATGCACTGTACGGAAAATTTGCTTTAAACCCTAATGTGCAATCTAAACATCCTTATTATGAAGATGGTTTAGTTAAATATAGGCTAGGCGAAAAAGAAACACGTGATCCAATTTACATTCCCGTAGGAACATTTATTACGGCATGGGCTAGGTACAAAACAATCACAAGCGCTCAAAAAGTATATAACAGATTTATGTACGCTGATACGGATTCGCTTCATTTAAAAGGCACTGAAATCCCCGAAGAGCTAGAAATCGATCCGGTTAAATTGGGTGCATGGAAACACGAGAGTACTTTCACCCGAGCACGTTTTATCAGGCAAAAAACTTACCTTGAAGAGATAGACGGTAAACTTAACATTACTTGCGCAGGTATGCCTTCTAAATGCTATGAGCATGTCACGTGGGAAAACTTTATTAAGGGTAGCTCATATCCCGGTAAATTACAATTGAAACATGTAAAGGGAGGAATTATATTAAAAGATATTGACTTTACAATTAAAGGCTGATACAATAAATATTGTAAGGCATATCTTGTTAATTAAAATGGCGTTTTCGGGGCGTCAAAGAGTGAAATCTTCCCGGAACGATTGGGCCGACACCTACATTTTAAACAGGATATGTCTTATTTTAGGAGGAAATAATATGAATGTATTCGACGGTATGCATTGGAATATCTATGAAATATTACCTTTTCAACGAAATTTCAATCTTATAAATAGTGAACGTTCGATCGGTAAAACTTATACAACAGAAGCA